TCCAGCGGCTCCAGCGGCTCCAGAAGCGGCTCCAGCGGCTCCAGCGGCTCCAGCGGCTCCAGAATCAATACCAACACCTACTCCATCAATGAAAGATCGTGTTGGAAGTATTGGCGACGAAGTGCCAGAAGTAAAAAACAAGTTCACTGGAACTGGTTTAAGCGAACCAATGCACACTGGCGGTAGTGATGAACCAGAAAACACTCCACCTGATCTAAAGAGTAGAGTTGCTGGCATAGATGGCGCTGACGCTATTCCTAATCCAACTCCAAAAGAAGAACCAAAAGAAAAGCCTGTCAGACAAATGAAAAAAGAAATGGCGGCTCGCATTGAAGCATTGTCAGACGAAGACACAAAAGAACAATTGCTCAGAACATTGAAGAAAATGAAAGATCGAACAGACCTTGCCCAACTTGAAAAAGAGTTGGGAATTCATGAATTAGCAAACATGGAAATAGAATGGACGGCAACAGATATGAAGAATTTCTACAAGCAACGTCTTCACGAAAGAAAAGGTGTGCCGCAACCTTTAGTGAACAACAAGAAGATTGAAATGCTTTCTTTCTCAGAAAGAACAAAGTATTTCAAAGAACAACTTCAAAAAAGGTAATATGAAGTTATATTGGCAGCTTCAATTTGAAGACTAAAAAATAATCAATTGCCGTGTCTAGTCTGAACCCAGCGAACAGTACCACTTTCAGATCGCATAATGACGCTATGTGTTGTTGGTCCACGAGAGTTAACAGAAACTCCCTTCAATAGACTACCATCGGTAATGCCAGTGGCAGCGAAACAACAATGACTCCTCACCAAGTCATCGTGCGAGAAGGTATCGCCTTTTAGTCCCACATCTTTATCCCAAACTTGAGCCAAGAAGAAGCCTCGCAAACACTTTACGGCTGCTGCCGTTATCACAGCTTCAGGTGCGCCACCTACGCCATATTGCATATCAATATTTCCATCAGCAGCAGAAATCGCACCAGAGATGTCGCAGTCTTGTATCAACTTAATTCTGACTCCCAATTCTCTCATCTGGGCAATGTATTCTTCGTGACGAGGGCGATTGAGAATACAAACCATCAATTTGTCCACAGGTTTATTTAAGACTTCAGCAACTTGCTTGCACAATTCAGACAATGGGGTGCTGAGATAAAGATTTGTTCTACGAGCCACATCCCCACTGACTGCGAGCTTTAGCATGTAATGCTCATCTGTATCAAACATGGTTCCTTTGTCGGCCATAGCAATAACGCTCATGGCTTCTGGCCCTGATGTCACAGTAGGGGTTGTTCCATCAATAGGATCGAGAGCAATGTCTACTTCTTTTGTGAATAAAGTACGAAGAACAGTTCCACCAAGATGAAGCCAACCACATCCAACACGGTCGCCCTTAAACAACCCATAACTTTCATCTTTTTTGCCTTCACCAATCTGGACTGTTCCTGCAACGTCCATGCGGTCAAGTCTGTCACGCATTGCGTTGGTAGCAGCCAAATCAGCTTCGAGTTTCTTGCCACTGCCTACCCAGGCTGCGGCAGCAATTGCCGCAGCTTCAGTTACACGAATCAAGTCCATATTATTGCGCATTATTGTTTCCTTAACATTTTCCCTTGGGCTTCTTTAGCTTGTCTTGCTAGGTTCGCCATTAAGTCATGATCTACAAAAGGAGAAGCATTAGGGTCAACAGGAAGGATTGTCTGTTGACGCTCGACAGGAGCTTTTTTGATCTCTTGCATAATTTCTTCATATTTAGGATCGTCTTGGAGAATCACTTGTTCTTCAAGAATCCCTATGATGTGCTGCCAAGTGTAGTAGTTGCGACATCCTGTCATATGATGCTTGGCGAAAATGCCATCTTCATCTACAGATTCGATTATTGCCGTAAAAAAGTCAGAGAATTGCTGATCCTGGAAGTTGGTCTTGGCCACAGTAGAAGTAAGTATGGTGCATACTTTGCCCACGAAGGCTTCCTGGAGTTTTTTAACTGTAAGTGCTTTCATGTTTTAACCGAGTAAATCCTTGACATAACTTGCATGAGTTCCGTGTGGCCAAGAATAGTCAAGTGGCCGTTGATTTTTTTGGATATAATGATGCAAAACTGCTGGTCCTAATTTAATTAACATTTCATTCCAATCATTATATCCTGGTGGTGGGATTACGAATTTTAGTTTTTCATTTCCCTTGACGGTTTCCACGGAAGAAATCATCGAAGTCATTTTCGTGGTGCCTTGTTTGCCAGCTTTGTCTCTATCCAGACACAAAACAATTTTGTAGTCTGTGAGCATTAGAGCTTGTTTCTCGCTCATGTTCTTGCCGCCGCAAGCAGCAGCGTTCAAGTCGCAGAGTTTCAAGCTGATAGCGTTGAACTCTCCTTCGCACAGATAGATGGTTTCGTCGGCACGGGGCCAATTCCCCGCCATAAATACGACATCTTCTTTGCCAACCCCAAGTTCCTTGGGTGGACCGAGATATTTGCACTTAGATTTACCGATATGCCGACCATTCCAATATACGAGTTTTTTGTTTCGGTCGTAATATGGAATGATGATTCTGGCTTTGTATCTGTCTTCAGTGCAGATATACAAACCATCAATCGGAAGTTGGCGATTGACAAGATACTCTTCGGCCTTCTTTCGCCACCAATTATTGGTGCCAAGAGCCAAAATCAATTCACAACCTAAAGGCAATTCCAGATCAGGTTTGGGGACTATTGGTTCCTGTTCAACAGAATCACCAAACATCTCCTCAAATTGTCTTTCCAAGTCCCGAATGCTGGTGCGGCCATCGAGCGTCGTCAGAGCGTCTTCTCGGTCGCAACTGTCAACGATTTGGACCAGCTTAACCAAGCTGCCTTTCTGGTCGGTCTTGAAGCAGTGGTATACGCCACCCTTTCTTTTCTTTTTGCCACCCGTGGGCGAACACCAAAGGTGATAATCGTCGTCGCCTTTGTCGAATATACTGTTGATGCGTACTTCTTTACCTTTGACGAGAATATTGTCCTCGCCAAAGCGGGCCTTTGCCCATTTCACAAATTTATTGAAGTCAACAGCCATATTTCCCTCTAGTTCGACCGATCCATATACTTTACAATATACTCATCCTTACCTTTGGTGGAATCATTATGAGCCAAGAACATTTGATTTGTGAACATATTTCTGTATCGAGAAAGCAGACCTGGAATGAGTGTCAGGCAAAATACAAATTCCGGTATCATCTCAAGGTTCCGGTTGAGGGACCAGTGCAGCCGTATTTTGTTTACGGCAAGCTAGTTCATAAGATAGCCGAAGTGTACGTCCAAGAACAAGGCCAACGTGCAATCGAAGATATTGCTCACGACTGTCTTCACGGGATTATCGAAGTCGAGAAGGGGCAAGGCCCACCAGTTCTGGAAGCGAGCTACAAAAAGAAATTACCAGAACACGTTCGGAATCTCAAACAATTAAGCGACCGTATTGGATTTGACGGACATCTGGAGTGGCAGTTCCATTATGACCTTCAGCCGCCCGATCAACATTTCATCACGGGATTTATCGACAGACTGATTATCCGTGGCGACAAATATTTCATTTTGGATTACAAAACAACGAAGAAAGGATTCTACCGAAAGAATACCAATACGATCCGCAACGATATTCAACTTCGCTGTTACGCACGGGTCGTACAAAAAGAATTCGGAGCCAAGGCTGAGAATATTCGGGCTGCGTTATATTACGTTGATGGCAATGGCGGAGATTTAATCGCCACCAAGTTCAGCCAGGAATCACTTGACGCAGCAGAAACAGAGATGCACGACGCATTTAATGAAATCGTCGGCACTCATCCTGATGATGTGTATGGTCGTGTAGGCGACCAGTGCCGACGATGTGATTATCGAAAGATTTGTCCGTTCTATTCACTCACTTAAATGAATGATTAAATCATTCAGATATTTGAAAAATCGAACATCAGTTTTACTACTGTAAACGACTTTCTTCAAGTATCCCGATCCGTAAGGTGGCTCATCATTTTCTGGCATATTTTGTAAAATTATACACATGGGTGCATTTACACTCATGCTAATATGTCCTATACCACTGGCGCAACCAACAAATAATTTACAAGTGGATAACACTTCAATGATGTGAGACAACGGCTTGTGATTCCCCAAATTAACTGGAATGAGTCCAATAGAATGAATGTACGAAATGAATTCATTAACTTCATTCATTGAGGGATTCTTGTGCCAGAAAGATGACCGTCCATCAAATTGATATGCAACGATTTTACTATCTGTATCTCTCCATACGCTTTTTGTAGGAAGGTACTTTGTCAAAAAAGCCTTGCGATAATCACAAGGAATGATTTTCCTTGTTTTATCAAACTCAAGGCATCCTGTTGTGTTAAAAAAAGAAACCAATTCTTGAAGATGGCGTTCATCAAAATCACAATTTACAAAAATTGGTCTATTCTTTTCTTCAGATTCTCTGAGCAAACAAGAGATAGCGGCCCATCTATCTCCTAATCCAAATTGGATATAACGAGCAGGAATTTTATCTATTTTTAGCATCACGCCTCGTTTAACGACCACCCGGAAGCAGGACATATTCCGGTGTGTATGTGCCTTGAGGACCACTGCGATCTTTAACCGGAATCTGACGTGCTGCGGCACCACCCGGCTTCTGGCTTAACAAGAACTCATATCCACCTTGTTGATTCCAATATTTGTGGATAGCAGATAAAGGAGTAAAATATCCTTTACCGCTTCCGTCACGATATTGAGTTCCCCAACAAGTTGCGATATAATAACCATCATCATCCATCAGCCCACCGCCAGAACGTCCTGGGCGTGGGCTGTTTTGGTTTGTGATTAAATCACCACCGCCAAGCCCAAGCATTTCAATGTCGTAGTGCGCAACCTCATTGGCACCATCACACCCCAAAGAGTGGGCGTGACGACCAGCTTTATACTCATAATTCACAGGAGCAATAGGGAAATAGTCAGGTTGCCAATCTGGGGTAAAAATCACAAGTGATGTATCCTGACCCTGGATGTAACTATAGAATACTACATTGGCATTGTAACTCTTGGGAGCATCCAACTTCTTGTCGTTATGATACCAAGCGATGACTTTGCAGGTCATATTTCTACGCTTGCCTTCTACTGCGGACATGGTTCCTTGATTCCACATATGTCCACAGGATGCGACGTAAGCAAGATTTTTAGCTGCATCGTAATAAACGATAGTTCCAGAACCAGAACCGCCACCAACACTGATCTTAACAGATACAGCGAGAAACTTACGGAACTCTGGACCACGTTGTTCGTTGGGAGCCATGCCCGCAAAACCAGCCGGGCGACGCTCCATAATCGGCATATTGTCTAGCGCATCGTATGTGTACGCAGAAGGGGACTCAGCGGTGGCAACAGAAGCCAGAAAGCTGACCAAAAAGACAAAAACATAAGATAATTTGAACATCGCTACTCCTTAGCATGAAGACGACTCTTAGCATGAAGACGACTCCTACCATCTATATATTCGTGAGGACCAAAGAATGGCAACGCTGACTATTTCGCATTACATCTATTTGAACCGGAAACAACGCTATAAGTTGCATTCTGGCGAATCGCTTGAAGTTACAGGCATTAGTGTGCCAGTATGGTTCCATCGTGGAACGACTTCTGAGCCTGCCAAAGAGATGTTCTGTAAGTACAAGTTGACGAATGAAGCGATCAACAAGGCAATTATGCCTATGGAAGAAGGCTACAATATCAATCTACCTCAGAAATTGGAACTTGGTGGCGATAACGTGCCTAAAGAAGTGCAAGATGTTGTAACCGTCCAGCTAGGAACTTCCGAAAGACTTTTGGACTTAAAAGACGGCGGTTCAGAATGGCTGGAATTCAGACAGTACAACAAGGTTCAACAAGGCATACACAAATTTAATGTTGTGCATTTTGTTGAAATTAAGCCTGATGAATTACTGCAAGACACCATGAATTAAGCAGGAACATCTCTTAAAGCGAGGGCCATTCGCATATTGATGGCATCTCCACTTGTCAAAGTGAGTGTGTTAGACAATGGATTGCTGGCCAATAAAATTCCATTCCCTACCATGAATAAATTAGACACTGGACCCCAGCCTGATCCTGTTGCGATAAACGTGACGATCTGGCTGGTGGCTCTGTAAGCTCCACTTACAACATCAATGGTGAACTGTCCTGATGAGCTTACAGCTTGTCGTAAATATCCATTGTCAGATGGCTCGTCGGCAATATCTGTCATGAGATCATCAACAGTGATAGCTGCACGATTGTCTAGTCCAAAGTAATAGTTTGCTGGTGGATATGTGCCTGGGCTGGAATCAAAGGCACAAGTCAACATAAACATTTCTCCACCAATGTGTAAAGTGTTGAGTAGGTTTTTTTCTTCCCAAATCACCTTGCCGTCTCGGACGTGTTGGATTTCAAGAATCTTAACTAAGCCATGCCAATCTTTTTTCATTTTGAACCTAACTTTATTGGCGTTTTCTCGCCAGTTTTCGAGGAAAAGAAAATCTTATTGATCGTAAACTTTTCATTTACGAAGGCATCATTGCCAATGTATTGTCGGCCTTCACCTTTTCGCATGTAGCAAATTGTAACATGAGGCACATAAACAGGATAACTTTCTGTAGCCTCTAAACTTCTTCGCATCTTTCGGTTTAGCCTGTGTAGTTCTTCGCATTCCACACCTACAATCAGCACATCGAATTTGTCGCTTTTCGTAAACAAATCAATCTTGCCTAATTTACACTCAAACTCTTTCTCTTCGGTAAACAAGTCAGAGACTTCTTTTAAGTTGTCTGTATGAATGCCGTATATCAAAGTAATGTGAGGGTCATCCTCTCGACCGAAACCAGGGTCTTTAGGATCGAGAAATACTGATTCATTAGGTACATGATCCCACCCCCAAGAAATTGCATTGTCTGCAATTTCTTCTGGTAGTTCGACCAATAATGAAGAGTAATCGTATTTGTTTCTACGAGTCTCATTAACCAAGAACTGCTTGAAGCTCATCGCCATCATCTTTCTCGTCATCTACCTTTCGGCGGCGTTGTTGGATGTCTTCAATCTTGGCTTTCTCTTTGGATATTTCCTCATCAATAGCCTGAATTGCTCGGAACGGGTCATACGCATACGCATTGCCTTGGCCCCGTGCCAATTCACGACGTTCTGAGTTAACCTCACGACGATCCCGTTTCTTTTCAACAGTCTCTAGCTTTCCTAGAGCGGCCCGTATGTGATAACGTACTTCTGACAAAGAGTGATCCTGCGGTACTTGCGATAACGCTTTCTGCAAAGCCACCTTTGTTTCATTTGTGTTGTTTTTCATGTACTCATCCTCTCGATCCAGCGCATTGGGGCTTCTTCCCCTATGACTTGATATTCTTTTACATCTCCCTCATGGAGACATTCTTTGAGATATTTTTCTTCAACCCGGACTTTCCATACATCGGAGTTTCCAGGCAAAGGACTGTTCGCTAGGGTTATGTGGCTCGGCAAAACCGCTTCAATCCCAAGTGACAAATCTCTTTTTGCGATTTCAAAATATCTACGTTCAGATAATGGTCTTGTCATATACAGAGTCAATATCTTGTTGTATTTAGGGTTGGTTCTGAGCTTTGCCAGCAAATCTTGCATGTCATTTTTTAGACTTCCGGGCAACTCTTCTTCAGTGAGCAATTTGGACTTAAATCCTGTTGACGTGTGTTCGTACAAGAAAACTGCCTGGAACGCATCGCCTACCGAGATTTTAGCCTCGGACACCACCCAGCCCACTTCTGGGCAGATGGCCTCTACTACAATTTTATGTTCATGCCATGTCGGGATTTTAGATATTGCCAAATTTATGTTGTGAATCATTTGGTCAATAATTGATGTTGATTCAGCAATCAACGATTTAACGACATCATCTGCTTCTTCTGGTCCGAAATCCTTGCCGTATAATTTAGCTTGATATTGAAACATTGCTGTTTCGATCTTATCGGACAAACTCTGATCTGGTTTGTGATAATCAGCCCATCGACGAAATGTCATGTGGGCGTGATTTACTCGTTTCGGATCGGCAGTGCGTATTGCCATCTTGAACTCATCCGACAAAGGATAAGCTAATTCTGATAAAGTTCTGGCTACTTCTTTGATGTTGACGATATTTTTGCGAGCTTCGACAAGCTGTTTATCTGGTTTGAGCATAAGGCTCGCCATGTCAGCGTGCAGCTTTTCCTTGTATTCGTCCATGACGACAAGGATGCTTGTTTGAGCTTTATTTTCAAGGTATTTCATGAACGACATTTAATTTCGCCTCTTTCGATGACAGGCGATATTCCGACATTCTGTCGAACACATACGCTGTGTTTTATATATTCTGTGAAACATAGTAATCACCACCCGAATTCACGCAAAAGTCGGTCATTGTTCCTCTGAACATTAAAAAGAACGCCAGGCAGGACAGTATCTTTATCAGGTGCTAAAAGGTCTATTTCATCATCCATGAGGAAATCTTCTGGTTTTCCTTCCATCAACTCACGTTTGATTTCTTCGTACACTTGAGCTTTTAGCGTTGCCGTAACTTCTTTCGGAACCTCTGCTCCAAATGGTATGTCTCGCAGCATGGAATCACGGACATAAAGAGCCATACACATAGACATAATAGCGTCGTCGTGCTTGCCTTTCTGAGCTTCTGCTTTTCGAGTGACAGGGTTGTACTCAAAAGTCTGGAGTTCCATGACGAACCGCATACTGTTAATTCGGACAGTTTGATTCAATAGCCTATTTTGGAGAGATTCCAAATACAGAGATCGGTTCGCAACACCGATTTTGATACCGGGCTTCACATTGGCCGATTTAAGACTTTCATAAAAGAGATTCTCATAAAACAAAGTAAATTGCAAATTGCTCAATACGGCACCACCTGGACCCATATTTTCGACAACAACAAGAGCATTGTTGTAATAAATGCCCACTTCGTTCATTACTTGAGCGAATTCGTGGGGAACGATAATGTTGGAATAGAACTCAGCAACTTGTTCTAAGGTTGCTGTGTCAATTACCTGGAAACAGCAGTTGTCATTATTGTTGCCTTGCCCTTCAGAAGCGTCAGCGCCAATGATGTATTCATGACCATCAATTGGCTCTTTCCAAACCCACATAGCCCCCTTGTTGTGATCTTCACTCTCAAGCACGGCAATACGGCCTGATTTGTTGACCCATTTTGGGAACAGTTTACGACTAGGGTAATTATTTCTGGTTTGTTCTGTAAGTTGCGTAATGATTTTGGCAGAGAAGTAGGTGTCACCAGAGCCGAGAAACTCTCGCAATACTTCCTGTAAGAAGCCTTTCTCTCCAAGCTGGGCCTTTTGTTCTTTGACCCATTCATCATCGTTGTAGTCTGGGTGTTCCCAATAGTCTAAGTCGATGACGTTGAATCTATTTTGTTTTTCTTGTGCCTCGTGATACGTTTGTTCGTACCAATTGCCAAGACCATTGACCGTCGAAACAAGGGTGCAACCACCACCCGTCGATAGAATAGGCCACATAGCCTTCCAGTGCTTGTCCATATCATCAATGAACGCTGCTTCGTCCACAATCAAGAACGTAACGGACTTACCACGAGCGGCTTCAGGAGAGTGAAACTTTAAGGCCGATCCCGTATCTGTGAACATTTTCATGTGGTCATTCCACTTCCCATCTTTCTTAGGCTTTAGCCATTCAGGGAAGTTTTCAATGGAACGATCCACCATCATTCCAATATCGGTGGCGTCACGGTCGGTTCGCCCCAATATCATGATCTGTTGGTCGAGTTGGAACATGCACCGCCACATGCCCCACAAAAGAGTAACTGTGGTCAGGCCCCCTTGACGAAATTTACTGATGATGTTAAATCGGTGGTCTTCGTATTCTTGAATGACTTTACGCTGATAGTTATAAAGAACGAACGGAATCAAACCGTCCATAGGGTGAAGAATCTTCACATATTTGTGGCAAAAATAAGCGAAGCTGTTATAACACTTGATGATTTCTTTTCTTTGGCGATCAGCGTCGTAGGCTTCAACACTCTCTATCGTCTCGTCTGGGTCGATTTCGAGTTCATATTTGTCCAGAGTGAAATAATCTGGGTCGTATTGGAGGCGGCTTTTCTTGCCCTCTCCTCGCTTCAGGATTTTTCCCCCATGTTTGTAGAAATCTTCAAGGGTTTTATGCCTTGAACGCCAGATAGAGTCACGTTTGCTCTTGAAAAACACAGGTTGATCCATTATATTCCTTTTCTAATTAAAGCGGCGTCCAGCTTCCTTGTAGGTAGTTTGGACAGAATATATAGCCAACACGCTAATAAATCAGGGTTTTGCTATGCGTAAGCTGCAACTCGTTGTCATTGCTTTGAGTATTTTTTTGCTTGCCGTCTATGTTGGCAAGCGTATGGTTGTCGTACCACCAGTTGTGCAAAAGGAATTTGTACCACCCAAAAAACCTTTGCTGCCTCCTGAAGTCAAACCGCCGCCAAAGAAGACTTATGATGAAGCCATTGCCGATATTTCCGAGGAAGAACTTCAAAAGCACTTGGAATATTTGTGTTCTGCGGAATTAGAAGGTCGGATGTCTGGCAAAAAAGGAAATGTTATTGCTGCCGTATATCTTAAAAAGATATACGAGAGCTTTGGACTCGACACGAATTACCAAAAATTCAATATTCAAAGAATGAATGCCGGGCCAAAAAATGAAACAGGTGATGACTTCACACAAAACATCATTGCTTGGATCGAAGGAACCGAAATAAAAGATGAGATCGTAGTGGTTGGCGCACACATGGACCATATTGGGTGGGGGCCATCTATGAGTCGATCAGGGGGAAGAAAAATACACCCTGGGGCCGATGACAACGCATCTGGCACTGTGGCTTTACTTCAAATCGCCAAAACCTTCGCATCTTTACGAGGACAAAATAAAAGAACTGTCGTATTCATGTCTTTTAGTGCGGAAGAAATGGGATTGATTGGATCACGATATTATTGCGACAATCCACTGTTCCCGCAGGGCAGTCCAAATATACGCAATCACATATTCATGCTCAATATGGATATGGTTGGATATTTGGGCAAGGCTCGCACCGCAGTCGCATTCAACGAGGGAGAAAGTTCTCCTGATGTGTCCAGCATCATCGGAGAGTTGAGTGGCAAATACTCATTTGCTAAAAGCATAACAGGCAGAAGTAGTGGAGGCAGCGATCATGCCAGCTTCTACAATAAGAAAGTGCCAATTGCATTCTTGCATACTGGAATGCACGACTATTATCACACGCCGAGAGACACAGCGGATAAAATCAATTTCGCTGGCATTGAAAAAGTGGCAAAGTATGGATTTGAATTGGCTTGGAAAGTCACCAATTCTACTACAAAGCCATCGTTTAATTACGGTGCATTCAGAGAGATGGAATACACTCATGACCACGGACACAAAGATACACCCTTTCACAAGGAATGATTGAAATGATGACGAAAGAAAAGCTAATCCAATTGTTGAATTGCGATCTTAAAAACGAATGGAAACATTTACGTTTTTACTTGTACCATGCCAGCGCCGTAACTGGATTGCATTGCGCCGAATACAAGGAACTGTTTCTCAAAGAGGCAGCATCAGAAATGCTGCATGTCACACAATTCTCAGACGTTATCATTGGATTAGGTGGAGTTGCCACTTTTGAGTCGAATGAATTTGGGAAATTCTCTGATCCTAAAGACATCATGGAATACGCAGTGACGATGGAAGATGATGTCGTCAAGAATTATGTTCAAAGAATGAAAGATGCCGATGATTTGGGCGGCGTCGATGGAACTTGGCTTGAAATCTTCCTCGAAGGACAAGTTCAAGCCAGTCGTGAAGACCTGGATCACTTCAAGCAAATCGTGCGTGGACTCTAAAAACAAAGTATAAAAATGCCCACGGAAATATTGTTCAAAGTTCCGTTGACCGACAATCGGTTTTCAAATAAACTATTGAGTAATTCCAAATATGCGGCAGAACTGCTCAACTAAATTCTGAAGAAGTGAGAGGAAACAAGATGAAGTACGAAATCGTAAAAAACATGCCTGTTGCTCGTTTCTGGTATAAGGGTACACATACTCATCCAGTGCGAAGAACCATCCTGATTATTGAACAAACCAGGGATTTAATACGTGGATATGAACTCCGGGAAGGTCGAGTCATCAGAACTGCGGGAAAAGCACCTGTAAAGACCTACAGGCGTGACCGTATTGCCAAGGGCGTGTCTCTCCGAACGGATAGCCCTATTAGGAAGCTGAACCCTAACAAAAGCACATTGGTTAGGAAGCCACTTCTCGATATTATCGAGACGGGTGCCTAAGCCTTGCTCTTGCCCGGTAAGTTTCTCAAAAAAATACCCGTCACGCTCTAAATACAGGAGCAAGATGGGTATTTCTTTTTGAACTTGAAATGAAGGTAAACAATGTCATTCTTCCAAAATCTATTTGACGCTGAATATGAAGGCTATTGGGCGCTAGGCGACTACAAAGGGTATTCTCTTACCTTCAAAGTCCCAGCAAACAAAAATAAAGGCGAGGCATTCATTGCCTGGAACGTAGAGCCTTATGATCTATCAGCCAGCGGGAATCTAACGATCAATTTTGCCTATGATCCAGACTTCAAAAACTTTGCCTCATTAACCGTAAACGTGGCAGGTGCGACACCTGGAGCGACACTAGCATCTGAAATCAGAGATATTCTGAATAGCACGACTGGTTTTTCGGATTGGTTTGTGGCAGGAATTGATAACGCCACAAGAGGCGGCGGGGAGCGGGCTGGTGGCCCATTTCGTTTATTTATCCGTCAAAAGAAAGGCAACACCGCTTTCCGCACTTACGTCTCAAATACAGGCGCAGAACTCAAGCTCAAGTTCAATAAGTTCGCTGGCGTTGCCGATATTCCCTCTTACTTCGAGAAGGATAGCATCGCCAATCGTTTTGCTACGCCTGAATCAAACGGAAGATTGATTCGCCTTAGTCATGCAATAAGTGGAAATACCGCTGCAAATCCATCTGTGATTACATCAACTGCTCACGGCTTGACAACGAATGACGTAGTGTATTTTGTAGACTCCAACAGCACGCCAACTCTCAGTGGCTCCATAGTAGTCGCTGTAACTGGAGCAGACACATTCACGGTGCCAGTAAACGTAACAACGGCTGGGACAACAGGTGAATGGCTGACTGCAAGTGAATATGAAATGGTGACAGATTATGGCCTAGACTATAGTGCCATGTTAGGCGATTGGGCGCATTTGCGAGGCCGGACCAGCAGCTATATGTTCACTAAGAATACGCTTGATGGATCAAGTCGCATCACAACGCAAATTGTTTGGCAGGCTGGAGCAAAGGCCGGACAATTGGCAAAGAAGATTGCCAATACTTATTCAGGTGCCAGCACAACACCAAGTACAACAATTGAATTGCCATATGTGTTGACGGCTAGTGACTTGATAACGCCTTAAAGTCAGGTAAGTCCCAAGAGGCAGCAGATTTCTGAAGCTCGTACATTGATGAGCGAGAATGCGAAACAGTTGCTATGGATGCTGGCTTGATCTTCGCAACAACAATATCGGTATAACCAAAAGGGAGATTGTGCAAAGTAATAGCACAACCTCCCCATGTTGTTGATTCTAACAATGACCGCCAGCCTTCAATTGGCATGGTTATATCCTAGCTTACATAAAGAAAATTATGTATCCAAGACCTATGACCTGAGCCGCAATAACTCCCAGCAATACCTTGTCCATCATTGACATTTCGCCGGAGTCAACACGACTCGCAATCTCATCGGCCAAACCAAGACTGTTTAGGCGACCGGCAAGGCTACCTGGGCTTGGCATGGACTGTGCGTGAATTGTTGGAGCCGCTTCCCGAACGACTTCCCGAATCGGGGCTGTCTCACGAGTTGCTTTAATAGCTGCAACAATTGTTTCAACCATTTCATCTTTGGTGACGTGGCAATCACAGTCGTCTTGCACAGATAGTGCGGATACGCTCTTGGCAGAAGCAATGTGCTCTACCAATTGCATTTGAACTTTGGGTTCAATAGATTCAACCCTTTGCTCTACAACATTACCTGTCATTGGATCAAGAGTTTCAACCTTACGTTCGTAAACAATAGGCTTACTCTTTTCCACTACACGCTGCTGGAGTCTAAGCGGTCGCTCATCTTCGACGTGCAATTCGACTACTCGTTCGGACTGCCCGTTTTCAGAAGCATTTTCCGTGACCCGACGCTCGGCTCGACGGCCATCATCCAGCGTCCATTTTTCAGTTTTGAAGTCATCCATAATTATTCTCCTGTTTATGAAGAGACGGTCTATCAGTATGTATCCTCGTCAGATCAAATTTTGAGACGTACTTTAACTTCGGATATTACTACCGTAGAACCGACTAATAGTTCCCCTGCCGTATATTCGGCAAGAGCTTTGGCTTTTTCTTTGTTTGCTGCCCGAACATCCGGGAGATTTTTATATTCAATCCCTAAACCCCGATTATATCGGACAATTACAGTCCAATCCGCCATTTGGGGGGCATTAAGCATAACTTCAGCAGCTTCAACGGCAAACTCATAACTGTCATACTCGGTTTCTTTGATGACAATTAGGTTGGACGGGACGGCTTCTTTTTTGACGATAAATTTACCATTGTACGGGTAAATCATAAATCCATTTAACAATAGATCACGCAGGATGTCGTTCATAGGATTGCTCCTTTTCCGTATGTATTCATTTCAAATATCTCTTTCGTTACAGTCCCCATTTTAACTTCAAGTATTCAAGTATTTCGGTTCTTTTCTTTTGATTTGACTCGATTAACTTGGCCCGATCAATCGGACGCTGCTGTCGCTCTGATTTTCTAGCGAGAGAAGAAAGTGTTTCTATTTTATCTTCCCAGGCAGGATCAGGCGCATAGCCTTCCAATTCGCCAGCGATTTCCTTGTAAACAATTCTGCCTTCGTACCTGCAAGTGATCTCTCGCAAATGATAAGCGACTGAAATGGTTAGATTCATTCCACGAGTCAGACCATCGAATTGTTGTCCAACTTCATAGGAATTCTGATCTTCTTCCATCATAGGAATATCATCAGCTTCAGGAATTTCATAGGGATCATCAATAAAGCTCTGCTCAAACACACGACTTCCTTGATGGAATATTGGCTGACCAACATATTTGGCGATGCTGCAAAATTTGCCCTCTAAGCCCATGTAACCTTTTTTCATGGCTTCGATGGTACGAGCTTCTTTAATCTGATGTTCTCTACTCATGATTCATTCCTCTTTTGGATATATACCAATGTCTTTGAAAACAAAAGGAGATTGGTATGCTTAAAGGAATAATCAACTGGATTAAAAATCTAGGAAAGACAGCGGACGCTGTGACTGCTCAAGCAATTATTGTCAACAGAAAATCACGTCCTGTGACGCCACAACGTCCTACAGACCCGAACACCAAGGTTTATCTAAACGACCCGATTTATCCCAATTTAGTCGTCAATGAATTAGAGCCAAGAGACACAATGTTAGCAATGCGATCTCTTGGAGAAATGGGAGGCGGGTATCCATTGGGCAGTCTTCAGCAACAAGCGCTTGCTTTGAAGATTATGGTTCACAACGCCCTGGTTTACATGGCAGGAAAATCTCCTAAACAAATCAAACAATGGGCAGCAGTACAATCATTGATTTTGATGCCTCGTGCTGGAAAAGACCTCAACGCCTACTATGACCGTGGTTCACTGCGATTTTTCTTCTTTGGCGATCCAAAAATGAATAAGAATGTTTTTGCTTGCGATGCACGCCCGGTTGTGGTGCATGAATTTGGACATGCGTTTCTGGATATTCTACGTCCAGATTGGTGGGACACACAAGCTGTTGAAGTCTGGGCTTTTCATGAAGCATTTGGCGACATGACAGCGACTTTGATTTCTTTGCAATACGACGCATTGATCGACCACGCCATTACAGAAACAAATGGCGACTTGATGAAATCCAACATCTTGACACGTCTCGCTGCTGAAATGGGAACAGGACTACATCACATCACAGAAGGCAAGAATGGCGAATTGCTAAACTGCCTACGAGATATGACCCAATACTTCAAATATACAGAACCAGAAAAATTACCAGGAAAAGGTCGAGATGACCAACTCCTAAGCGAGTCTCACAGCTTCAGCCGTGTATTTACAGGAGCGTTCTGGGAGATATTGGTTCGTATTGGCGTGGCTCACATTAACCAGGGATACGTTTTGCGTGATGGCATGAAATTGTCCAGAGACATTATTGCACATTACTTGTTAAAGGCTGTCGTTCAAGTTCCAACCACAGTTCGATTATTTGATGCAATGGCACAACAAATATTGGCAATCGACCATGCCGAGGGTGGAAAATATCAAACAATTATTCGTGAAGTGTTTTCTCAGAGAGGCATTCTTCGTCAACAAGTCATGATGTTGGAAGATGTTGACATTGATGCTGTCCTGAAGGACATTCAGGAGCCACACGAGGTTCAAATGCACGGAGATTTGAAAATCGTTCGCACACTTACAACCAAAACAATGAGGTTGTCGGATAAACTTGGTCCAGTAACGGCCTTGGATGCAAATCCATTGTTTGATCTGGAAATCAGCGTGCCAGATCAAACAGCATATTATTTCGACAACGATAAATTGGTAGGGGTATCAGAATCCAATGAAGGGGAAATCCTGGATGCTGCGTATGCCTGCCTACGGCTGTTAAATGATGACGATTTGGTTGGCGATCATGATTCGGCATTGTTTGAAAACAGACACGGAAAGCTAATGAGAAAGCAGATCGTTTGCACCTGTGCAAAACCGAATTATTGTGACGCAAACGCTCCTGAATATGGAAAGCCGTGGAAACCAGCAAATAACTCTGGGTGCGTGGCCTGCCATAATGACAATTGCAAGCCTAGATCATGCGATTGTGACCCTGTGCCAACAACACCGGCCCCGAAAGTTGGTTGTTACACCACGGTTAGGGCCGGAGGTCGAACAACATATAAATATGGCAGCAATGCGTCAAGAAAAGTCTGTTAAACCTATTGACCAGATTGCCGTCTTTGTTTACGTTTTGTCGGTTTGCCTTGGTCGTCAAAGTCGATAGTGTTGGTGTTTGAGTCAATTTGACCATACACCAATTCTGTATAAGGCTTGTTGCCCATGAAGTTTATGCGAATTTTGACCTCAGTGATGTGCGGTTTTACTTGTCGGATGACGATTTTGAATTTATCACCTTCGCCAGCCACTATGTAGCGACCGCCATCTTTTGTAGGTTCATCCTTTATAATTGGGTGATCCAATTCTTTTAAGGATATTTTCGTTGCCCGATACAGAGTATGGGCTTCCTCGTTATAATATTTGTGGGCTTCACCGTCTTTCCACATGATTACGCCCGTAACAATTGGGCTGATAATCAATGGGGCTGCGGTGCAACCTGAGAAAAATAGCAAACACAAAGACAAAAATAGCAATAGTTTTTTCATAGGCTCCTCCTATGATATGTATTGCCGTCACCATCAAAAAAAGGAGAATCAACCATGAGCGGCCTGTACTACAGCAATTGTGAACTCGATTTCGACACTGAAGAGGATCGCATTATCTTTGCCCAAGACGAAGATTGGGATGAAGACGAAGAAGACGAAGAAGACAATGACGACGATGATGACGATGATAACGATCTTCTTGATGACGATGATGACGATGATGACGATGATGACGATGATGACGACGATCTTCTCGACGATGATGACGATGATGACGATCTCGACGACGATTGGGATGATGACGAAGATGACGATGACGATTGGGACGATGACGATGACGAAGACGAAGACGACGAAGACGAAGACGAAGACGATGAGTAATGACTCCTGCAATTGAATACTTAATTCGCACCGATCTCATCAAAGAGTGGCTTGTCGTTCCGTGTTCAATATTCCTCTGCAATAGAAGCGATTATCAAAAAGTAGTCGTGACTATTGCAGAGGAATTCAAGCCTAGCGACCACTATTCGGTGAAGCATTGGCATCTCAATAGATGTTCAGAGGAACAAGCTCTGCCATTTATGGACGAATGCCGTGTATCCAAAGATTTGGTATTCAATCACTCGGCAACGATACTGCCAAATCATCTTTTGCTTACTTATCATCAAGAATCAATAGCATCACATCACAACAGCTTTCGACAGCCCATGTCTCCTGAGTTGTATGATTATTACTTTGAAAACACGACAGAAAGCACACTTCACACCAAAAAGCGGTTAAACTGGCTTTGGAGAGAGTTTGTTCGCACCTACGCTCCTCAATTATCTTCCTGCCAAGGCTATATATCTAATGTATATCGTTCGGATGCGAGCCTTGCAGATGAGCAACGGAATCTTGTTTGCAAGTATATGAAAAGACAATGGAAGTTCTGGCTAATGTGGCAAAAGCATTTGCTATTAGCGCCTGGAGAACTTGTCTTTTATAAGGAGTATCTGAACGTAATCGACTAATGCACGAGCAGGAGGCTCATGAAGAAGTTGCTTACGGTTTTGGCCTGCCTAACAGTGGTGTTCATCGGCATTGCCATCACATTGCCAAAAAATCAGTTGCGTGGACAGGCAACTCATCAATATCCAAATCCTGACATTCCAGCACAGATAAATCCTGTAGCTGAGTATGAAGGCGAGGCAGACGAAGACCTCACCGATGTCATGGTGCCGATCCCAATGAAGGATCGAGTTTTCAACAAAACAGGCATTCAGTGTGTATGGTGTTCGCTGGAAACATGCGGACGATATGCTGAAGAACCAAAACTAATCAATATGACAGACTTGGCTGATTGTAAAAGTTACGCCAGTCCAGGTAGTGCGGCTCAAAAATTGAAGCAACTGAGAGTAAGATATGAACAGACAACAAGTACGTCTGATCGTAGCTTAATCATCAAATCGGTTGTTGTAGAAAGACGTGGTTGTTTATTTGCAGTCCCAGGTCACGCAATGACCTTGGTGCATTACGACGAAAAAAAGGGAATTGTCAAGTACATCAACAACAGTGATAGTTCACTCAAAATTCGTACTTGGACTATGGAAGAATTCAATCGTCGTTGGGACGGATGGATTTGCGTGGTGTATGCAGACAATGACATTGTGCCACATAAATACCGTCCAATAGTACCAGAGATTCCAATCGTGGACAGAAATGGACCACAAGGAATCTATCCAAAAGATTACATACTTCAACCAAGTAAGTAACGAAAAAGCCCGGCAAATCGCCGGGCTTTTTTATTTGCAGTTACACTTCTTCTTGCTGAAGATCACGCCGCCTGCACGCCCGACAATTTTCTTGCTGCGATTCTTTGCAGTAATGGGACGATCACTTCCATCCAGGGCGGAATTGGGTTCGACCGTGATCTCTCGTTCTCCATTTTCAGGCTGATTCAGACCGGCATTTGATGGATCACCTGCCGATCCGCCAAAATTTTCATCTCGCCGTTGAAGCCAATTTATAAATCCCGACATTGAGTCACGCCCTTCGCAAATAAATACCCTGTGCCATATATAGAGTATACGGAAGTATTTGAAGCCAAGGGAGGCACATGAAAGGAGTCAATCTATCCTGGACCGTAGGAGTTCTTACAGTAATCCTATTTGTGGCATTCGGCGTCAAGACACACCATGCCAACCAAGAACCAACTCAACCAATAGCTCAAGTTCAACCACCTGAAGTCATTCCTGAGCCGCCAAAAACGCCACGCTTGCCGAACATCACAGTTCAGGTGCCGCCACATCTAAGTTATTCAGAAGTAGTCACCCAAGTAAAAAAATGGGAACAAGAAGCACCAGATTTGGTTGAAGTGGGCTTCTATGGAAAGACAAAAAGAGGCTTAAAAGAAAAGGAGCATCAATTTTAATGATGTTATGAATACTCTCGAACATGGACTGGTGTTTTGTGGTTTCTCAAAGAGGCTCCAGTAGTACCAATTAAGACCAATGTTGAAGATTTTGACTTTTCAGGTAATACAGGTATCGTTGGTAGGTATCTTCCACTTTGGAACGCACTTGCAGCCCAACAAGATCGGTAGAGTACGTTCTTTTGAATGGAGCAAGAGACGCAGGGTCGTAAACAATAGGTTGTCTGAGATTAAGATAATCTTCAATTAAAGAAATGCCTCGGTTTTCGATTAAATCATCCCATGTCAATAATACAGCGCCCGGTGTCCGTTTGGCCATTTCGCACAACCGTCTGAGTCGATAGGTGTAATGCCTAACGGCAAAAGACGGTTTCATTTTTTCGTTACCTATCAATAAATTCAAAACAGCAGCAGGTTCTCTTACAATATAGATGAATTTACACTCTTTATAAGCTGCCTTAGTTGACAAGTGATGATTGTGAAGCAATTCATCCATGTAAATTGCAGAACGATTGTCTAATTTATGATGCTGCTCTGTAAGAGTCAATAAATTGGGTGGTCCCACATACGGACTGCGAACCGCTAAGTTGTAACCCTGAATCCGAGGATGGTGATTTAATGCGTCACATAACGCAGAAGAACCCGAATGTAGATGGCTGCAAACGAAAAGAACTTTCTTCATTATGGTCCTTTGGGAGAAAAAACACATTCACCTTAATAACTAACATCGTACCTGCCGGTACTTTACTTAATTAGAGAGGGATAAAAACATGCCACTTTGGTCAGACTTTTTCAAATTGTTCACATATGCCACAGAGAAAGACCCTCTGTCGGCTCGTAAAGACCCTAAGAACTTCGGGACTGCTGGCATTTCCCAGCCAGAAGCATTAGGGACAGATTTTCAAAGCGGTGGTGGACCGGGTGGCCAAACAAGCTACCGTCAAACCAACGACATGATTGACACGACGACACTCTCCAATCGCTCTATGCGATATAAAGAGTATGAGCGTCTGCGTAATGTCCCGGAAATCGAAATGGCAATGACAGTCTTCGCTGATGAAGCGTGCGTTGCAGGTGATACTCCAATCACAACTCCATTCGGCGTTACAACCATAAAAGAGTTGGCAGAAAAAAGAGCCGATGAGAGATTTTTGGTTTATTGCTATGACTTCATTAAAAGAGATTACACTCTCGGTTGGGCTTTCGCTCCACGATTGGTCAAAAAAGCCAAAACTCTAACTATCATCCTGGACAATGGCACAAAGTACACTGCCACCCTGGATCACCTCGTTCTAAAGAAAAACGGGGAATGGATTGAAACAGGAGAACTTCAGTTCGGCGACGAACTAATGCCGTTTTACCGTCTGTCGGCTGCGTCCGATCTTAAACACAAACAATTTCCTCGTCTATTCAGTTTTGCAAAAGGCTGGATCAGTGAGCGTCAATTCATCGACGATTGGAAAACAGGCAAAAGTAATCCTGACTATGAAAAAGTAAATCGAGTAATTCGTATGGTTGGTGGCGGATTAACCACCCGACAAATTGCTAACAAACTAAATTTCGATTGGGCGACAATAGACGCCTGGGTAAAAAAAGAAGGATTCACCCCAAAGGAAATCAGAACTCTTTACAAGCACGAAGATCGTCGTAGAGTTGTAGGGATTGAAGAAGGTCCAGAACAAGATGTTTATGACATTTCAGTTGAAGGACACAAATGCTTCGCTACGGATTCTGTGATTCTACACAATTGCCAAAAAGATGAAGATGGCAACATATTCAAAGTGATTACAGCAAACGACGAAATTCGTGAAGAAGTTGAATTTCTGCTGTTGCACCGCAAGATGTTGAATATGAATCGCCAAGGTTGGACATGGTTCAAGAACCTGTGTATTTCTGGCGACTGGTTCGTAGAAATGGTCATCAATCCAGATAACCCTAAAGAGGGCATTTATCGAGCCATGCCATTGCCTCCCGAAACGATGTATCGCATCGAAACGGTAAAGGGCAAGATGATTGAGTACCAACAAAGCAAAGAAGGCCCTGATTATCAGGCCATCATACGAGGACCAGTCACCGGACAAAACGAAATGGAATTGAATCAAACGACGGCCATTAGGTTTGCTCCAAGCCAAGTCGTTCACTTCCGAATTGGCGATGATCGAAAGACATTCTTTCCATACGGTCAGAGCTTAATCGAGCCAGCCCGTGGACCGGCTCACAGCTTGAGATTGATGGAAGACGCAATGGTCGTATATAGGCTGTGTCTGGTGGGGGATTCCCGTGTTCGCACTGAAGACAGTTATAAACTGATTCGTAATCTCAAAGTCGGAGATTGCGTTTGGTCACTTACTCCTAAAGGAATAATCCCAGCAAAGGTTTCCTGGTTCGTCAATAATGGCATTCAGGATATATTGAAAGTTCGCACTAAGCACGTTGAACTACGGGGAACAAAAACGCACCCAGTTTTGGTCAACAGAACAGGCGTCGTTCAGTATGTAGATATGCAAGATTTGCAAATCGGTAAAGATCGCCTATTATTGGTTGACAATGATGCCAATCAACAGGTGGAAATTACGTTTTTCGAGTCAGAACCGTGGGCTAAGTTATCCAAAGAACAATTATTTACTTTCCGCAAAAAACAATACAAAAACAAATCAAACTTGTTGCGAGAATGCCATAATTTTGGTCGAGCCAAGCAATTCCTGTACTGTAAAAACAAAGCTCTGCCATTATCCAAAGCAGAAAAGATCTGCGAGGTTTTTGGATTAGACAGTTCAAAATTGATCCAAGTCAATAAAAATCAAAGAAACGAAGAACGTATTTCTTTACCATATATTGTTGACGAGGAATTTGCAAGATTGTTTGGTTTTCTATGCGGAGATGGGAACATCCACAATGGTTCTCAATTGTCTTTTTCAGCCGGAACAGACAAAACAATCAACGAAGTATATCGAGCAAAATTAGAGAACTATTTTGGGAAAGTGCGATTTGAGACAGACAAAAGAAGTTTGACGGGATGCGGCAAGCATGTGGTAGATTCTACCTTTGCCTGTTCTTTAATGACGAGAATGGGTTACATCAACAATCATGATTGTAATCGTATTCCAAAATGGGTTTTCACAGCGCCGAAGAATATTCGCCGTGCATTCATAGAAGGTCTGTCAGACGCCGATGGATGCGAACGTCACACAAATAAAGGCACATGGTTCTCAACTATTGAATTATGCAATGAAGAACTCGTCAGAGACATTAAAGAACTATGGTCATCCATTGGATTGAGTTCAGGACATCTAAAAACAAGACATCGTAAAGGTGGTCATGAAATTGAAATTGGCAGAGTAATGCCGCCAACAACTTCATACTCTGTAACCATTAGTGATGTTTTGCTGCCAGAAGAAGAAAACATTATTTCTATTGAAGAAGACGGAAAAGAAGAAGTATTTGATATTACAGTGGATAATGAATATCACAATTTCATTGTGAATGGCTGTTGTACACACAACACCCGTGCGCCAGAACGACGTGTGTTTTATATTGATGTTGGACAACTCCCTCCATTCAAGGCTGAAGCATTTATTGATCGACTGAAAGATCAATTCCGCAAGCGTAAAATCACGAGTGGCCGGGGCGCACCAGGAGCAAACTCAGTAGAAGAACGCTGGCAACCACCGGCTCAAGACGAAGACTATTGGCTACCAATTCGTCCAAACAGCCTCACTCGTATTGATACATTGCCGGGTGCTGAAAACTTAGGCGAAATTGACGATGCTGTTTACTTCAGAAACAAGTTGTTGACCAGTTTGAATTTCCCGAAGAACTACTTCAACAATGAAGACCCAGGTGCAACCAGAATTACTCTGTCTACTCAAGATGTTAAGTTCGCTCGCATGATTGAGCGGCTACAGAGTCACTTCGAGGATGGAATCCTGGATATGGCAGAGAGACACTTACATTTGCGAGGTTATCCTGAAGAAAGTTATCAAGACCTAAAGATCAAGATGACGGCTCCTTCGGATTGGCGAGAGCTTTCTCGTGCAGAAGTGGTAACGGCCCGCTATACTAATGCTGGTACATTAAAGAGTGGTCAGCTTATGGCTGACTATGATATTGTCACCAAGATATTAAAGTTTTCCGATGACGAAGCTGATGAAATGCTGGCTCGTTTGAAGTTGCAAAAATTGGAAGACCTCAAACTACAAGTATTGGCGCAGAATCCACAACTATTGGGTGTGGGCATTCCTGGGGCTGATGCGGGTGGCGGTCAAGGAGAACTTGGAACCGAACCAGGTGGACCGGGCATGTCGCCTGACCCGATGGCGGGTGGTGATCCTATGGCAGCAGCAGGCGGTGGAGCAGGCGCTCCTCCACCAACGGCAACGGCTTCTGGGGCAGATGAAACACCCGATGCTGATCCCGGCTCAAAAGCACCTGAAGGTGCGAACATTCCAGAGCCAGATGGAGAAGACATCAAGAAGTATGATCTTGAGATTCAAGACTACGAGGCCGAGCAGGACCGAGAAGATATTGACTACAGCGTAGGTGACGAGGGTTAATGACAGGAATTACACAATTTCCCACGTTGGCAATAAAAAACCGGCAATTGGTGGAGCAATCCACCAACGCCGGATGTTTTCATTGTTTGAAGATTTTCAATGTAACGGAAATCAAAAATTACACCGACAATGACAAAACTGTGATCTGTCCCCTTTGCGGGGTGGACTCAGTTGTTGGCGATATGTGCGGCTTTGAGCTTTCTGAGGAAATCCTCAAGACCGCTCATCAATTCTGGTACACCAAGCGTTAGTCTTGGTCTTCTTGTCTATCAAAGAAGTATTGTCGGATGTCGTCGTGCATCCCAAACTTATCTGAAGACCATTCGTAGACATCGTTGACTAGCTTGATGTCGGCATTTGGGTTGTAGTCGTAGTTGAGAATAATGTCATGACGATCCATATACTTGCGATTCTTCAGGGAGCCGTGCCACAAATGAGAAATGTCCACGGGGATATAATCCAGGGTTGGTTTTTTGGCTCGCAATCCTTCGCACCATTTCATTAAGTCTACTTTCATATGATCGTTGAATTTACTAGCAAATCCGTGGATGTCCCACGAATCCAAGTAACAATCAACGAAAAATGTATCGCCACTTCCAACGATATTACGGTCGTACAGACCGCCTAATTCTTTGAATGTGTCACGACGAGCGGCCCAGGCGAATCCTGGAACTGAAAAATTCAGTTCTCGATTACGGCGGCGTTGCAACCAATTGCGGTGAATCTTCCATTGCCATGCAACACTTTGCAAGTTTGGAATTTTGCTACCGTCATAGTTCAACATGCCTTTGGGCATGTAATACACTTTCTTGAATAGCTGAATCACATCAGCCGTTTTAAGTTTGTCGCAGGCTTGCTGCGCCCAATCTTCTGAATGGAAAAGCACATCGCAATCAATCCAAGCATAGTATTTGCAATCATCAGGCAATTTGGTAACACCATAGTTTATTAGGCGTTCCTTTTGCCACATGATACTATCGCTACGCAACCGATGGACATCCTGGCCATCTGGAATGTAGAAAGGACCGCCGTTGAAAGCACACTCAACGGTGATAAGTCTCACTCCTTGCCGCTTTAATTGCTCGGCAAAAATGAAGTAGTTACTTAATAAAGATGTGAACCCGGCAGGGTTAAAAAACACAGTGATGACGCATAGTTCGTCCATTGAAGCTCCTTCTTGTTACAACGGGACTGATGACATCCTTATGTATTCAAAAAGATCAACAATTATTTGTTATGTGTTTTAACCAATTGGATTGTGGAAAGAATCTGCTGAATTTGTAGCCAATACATCGGTCCCGTGATTCTTAACATCATCGGGAGACACGTCGGCCAAGCCTTTGGAAATTACCCTGCGACCTTTTGTGGCCGCTTTTCGCATATCTCTTTTGAAATTTCCATCTTTGAAACTATCTAATCCATGTTGTTGAAGTATTGACTTGAGTTCAGGCATTACTTCAGACATACGGTTAAGAAATTGAGCAGCGGCCTGACTGTTCTTGGACATCACAATCTCGAACGCTTGTATGGCAGCAGTTAGAGCCTTCTCAGAGTCAGCATCTAAGCTGGATTTACCAAGCATATTGGTTCCAACATCGTAGGCTGCTAACTCTTTTAGACTCACATAGTCGTTAAATGTTTTCATTTTGATCCCCATTTTTATTGTTCCCTGCATACCTATCTACTAGGTGACGAGGGATTTTACGAATTACGGTGTAAAATTTGAATCAGAGTTAATACATAACCTCATCACTAGCAGCAGAAGCAGTTGCCGATGACTGAATCCAACAACAGCACAGGGAGTCAATTGATTATGAAAAGAAAACTAATCAGCTTCGATGCGTTTAAGAAAATCGAAGAAGCATCACTTACAAACGCCCAGGAAGAGTTAATCGGGGCAGAAGAAGTGTTGGCAAAAACCTTGGGTGTAGATGACTTGAAGTTATTCACCTTCGGGGAATCCGACGTTACATACCAAGCACCGGACGGAAGTTTCGTACATGCCAGCTACAAGTTAGAAAAGGACCAATTGGTCCTTGAGAATCTTGAACAATTGGTTATTGAAGAGGAAAGCGAGAAGAAAAATGCCCGCCAAACCCTAGTCAATATGGTAGATTCGCTACTTGAGAACAACGAAGCAAAGGCAGGCCAGCAATTTGAGGCTTATCTTTCCATGCCGTTTGTTCGTAGAGAATTGCTAGTCAGCGAAGGGTTTAAGGTCACTGTTTCCAAGCCTACTGGCAGTAACTCACCGCTCAAAAACAAAAAGCAGAGTCGTTCTTTGGTCGCAAAGCGTACTCGCTCCCGCAATAAGCCCCTCTCCCGTATTTCCAAGAGCCAGAAAGAACAACTCGGTCGCAAGCGTACTTCCGCTTCTAAGCAACTAGGTGGTTCTAACAATCCACGTTGGCGTACATACGCTCGCAAAGTCAAGCCGAACACCATCAAAGAATGGTCGATGATGTGCGAGAACGTCATGAGCTATTTGGACTACAAAGAATTTGGCCCTGTTATGTCTGAATCCATGATTCAGACAGACGACAGAGGTAACGTAACTGGTGTTGCAATGCAAACCATCCAGAAGCGTAATGAAGGCAAGATTTTGACCTTCAATTGGAAGACTATGGATCATGAGATCAAAGTTCTCCGTGGAAATGTCAAGAAGCTGTCAGAAGACCAGACCTTCATTAAGGCCATGACCGATCTGAAGCGATACAACAACATTTCTGACAACTCTTCACTCGAAGAAACACTAGAAGCTATTGTCAGCCGTTGGCCAGATGTTCTTTACATCACCGAAGGCGAATTGGCAGAGCAAATTTCAACAGCGTTGGAGACAGCCAATGTCACCAACTATGACGACAATATGTGTTCTTTCATGGCTGAAGCAATTCTTCGCACAGCACACAATGCTTTCACGGATCGTGTACGCAAAATCGGCTCCCTGGCTGGCAGCACAAACGACCTGACTGCTGAGTGCAAGACCTGTGAGGATTCCTACAAAGAATTCAAGACTGTTGCTGACAAGTTCTACACCCAGCTAGACGAGTCTGACTCGGCTGACCTGAGAGTATTTGCTGACTTGTTCAAGGCTCTCCACGAAGTCCACCGTGTTGCCGCCGAAACTGGTGATGAAGCAACCAAGGCTGAAGTTGAGAACTACATGCAGGAATGTGCTGCTGTTCTGAACCGTGAAACTCAAGTTGATCTAAGTCTTGCAGAGGCTATTGCCAATTATCTGCACGATCTAGTTGAAGCTAATGTTTCTGGTGCGGAAGCAACATGGAACGTTTCCAACAGTGATGTACATAGCACAATCAATGGCGATCACCCAAGAACATCTTGGAACGCCAAGCAAACTGACGCAGTTCCTTCCAAGTATACCGGCGACTACGGCGACGAAGCCCCGGTATCTGACGGCAAGAGCTACAAGAATGGATTAGCAGATGAAATGCGAAATCGTTCGTGGAGCAACATTGGCGGTGCAGACACTTGGCCAGACATGAAGAACCCATATGTACCGAAGCCTTTCGGCGATTACAAGATGAAAGAAAAGTCGGCAGTTGATGATGGCGAAAGTGATTGGAGCCGTTGGCAGTCTGGCGACACATGGCCGAACTTGAAGAACCCGTATGTGCCTGACTCCCCTTGGGACAAGAGCAAATACAAGATGAAGTCCGACAACCTAGTTGTCGATAAAGGCGAAACCAAGGTCTAACACACAAAAAGGAGTGCGTCAATGGATGAAAGATTAAGTCTATTCGTTGACTGCTGTGACAATGGCGGGTTTGTCTTGAATTTGAATGAGTCAGCTACCGACAAGGGGCTGACTAAGTTCAAAGGCAAGTTTCAAGAGGCCGAGGCAGTTAACAAAAACAAAAGAATTTACCCCTTTGGTGTTCTCGATGAGAACGTCAAGAAATTGGTTCCCATCGTAGAAGCCCGTGGGCTGGTGGGAGAATTAGATCACCCGACAGATTCGATCATTCACTTTGAGAAATGTTCTCACGTCATCACTAAGTTGTGGTGGGAGGGAAACAATCTTATGGGTGAAGGAGAAATTCTGAATACACCGCACGGCAGAATACTGCGAAGTCTTTTGTCAGACGGGGTGAGAGTTGGTATTAGCAGCCGGGGCGTTGGCAACGGTCGCAGTGATGAGAATGGCATTCTAGTTATTGGCGAAAGCTACAAACTGATTACCTTCGATGCTGTTGCTGATCCAAGCACCTACAACGCCTTTCAGGAGAAAGTCGTTGGAAAGAAAGAGAGTTATACACCAATCCCAAGTGATATTCACAAAAATGTGGCGAAAAATGAAGACAGCCGCATACATAAAGTAAATAAAGAAGCACTTATTGCTTGCTTGGGCGGTATCATTGAACAACAAACTAGCAATATCAAAGCGAGGTTAGGCTAATGGATAAGATTACAGAAGCACTAAAAAAGCTCTTACCCGAATCTGAGATTAACGAAGTCGCAGCCGCCGTCAAGGACATGCTAGAGCAGGCTAAGGTAAATCTCGAAACTGAGTACAATCAGAAACTTGAAGAAGCCTATGCCGAGCTTACTAGCGAGTTGGCGAATGCTGAAAAGACAGCAGAGAAAGGCTACGAAGAAGCATATGCCATTATTGGCGATCTTCGTAACCGTCTTGAACTTCAAGGCGAAGAGTACAAGTCAGCACTTGAGGAAGGATATGAAGAAGCATATCAGATGCTCAAGGGCGAACGAGACAAGAATCAGCAGCTAGAAGTCGAGATGTACGAAGAGTACGACAAGAAACTGTCTGAGATGAAGGAATACATTGTCGATAAGGTTGACCAGTTCTTGCAATTCAAGGGCCAGGAAATCTACGAACAAGCCAAGCGGGACGTATTGAACGATCCTCGTATGGCCGAACACAAGGTTACTCTGGACAAGATCATTGATCTGACCAGCAACTACTTGTCAGATGATGATTTCGCATCAGTATCTTCCACAAAGTTGGAAGAAGTCAACAAGAGTGTTGAAGAGATGAAGGGACAGCTTCGCATTATGGAAGCTAGAAACATTCGTCTATCTACAGACAACACCAAATTGAACGAAGCCGTGCGTCAGTCTCAGGAACTCATTACAGAAAGCCGTAAGGCCATCAAGTCTGTAAAGAAGTCCGAGGTTGTTAACGAGCAGAAAGAAAGAACACAGAAAGTAACGAATGTAACGGGGAGAGGTAAGACATCCGATGATGGTGTAGTGATTTCGGAATACGCTGCACCCACAAACAATGACGTGGATCAACTGTTGATCCTGTCGGGTTTGAAACAAGCTCAATAAGGCTAACTCCAGCAATAACATAACCAGAGGACAACTCTAATATGAACGCAAATTCTCGATTTTTGAACGAAGCTAAGGAGCTAGAATCTCGTTGGGGCAAGACCGGACTCCTCGAAGGTATTCAGGACCGTTACGTTCGCTCTGCCACAGCAGTTCTACTCGAAAACCAGAGACTCATGAATGAAGTCTCGACCGACACTGGCGACATCGCACAGTTCAAGCGCATCAGCATTCCGCTGGTACGTCGTATTTACCCACAGTTGATCGCCAACAAGATTGTTAGCGTTCAACCATTGCTAGGCCCAACAGGTCTGGTGTATTACCTACGCTTCCGTTACAGCAGCAACAAGGGTGGAACCCGTGGTGCTTCTAACAACGGTGGTTTCCCAGGTGATGACGCCAACTCGTTGATGCAGACCGCTGACGGTACTGCCAACCTGGACATTTTCTACACCCACCAGTTCATTCAGAACGAAGTAACTTCGACTGATTCTGGTACTGACGCTTCTGCTGTATTCACTCCTTTGGAGCATACACCAGTTTTGGCCGGTACTGTAACTGGTACGATTTTTGATGGCAGCACTGCTGTTCAGACATTCATCGTATCGTCCGGTGGTAGCTTCACCTTCACTGACATTGGCGCTCCTAGCGTTAAGGTCACAGCAGGTAGCTTGAACAATAACACTGGCGAACTCGCCATGACCTGGAACTCGGCTCCTGGCGCTAACCACGCTGTCATCAGCTATGAGTACAACATGGAGTGCCAGCAAGACCTCCCAGAAATCAACCTCGTGATCGAGTCGGAAGAAATTGCCGCCAAGACCCGTAAGTTGAAGGCTGTTTGGTCATACGAAGCACAGCAAGACCTCCGCAGCCAGCACAATCTGGATGCAGAAGCCGAACTGACCGCTGTATTGGCTCAGGAAATTAACCTGGAAATAGATCGTGAAGTTTTGACCGACCTGCGTAACAACGCTGGTACTGTCACAGCTTGGGACTTCAATACTGCTCTTGGTGAAACCATCAAGGAAAAGTATGAATCTCTGTATGTTAAGGTTGTTGAAGTTTCTAACGTCATCCACCGTAAGACCCTCCGTGGTGGTGCTAACTGGCTCGTAACTAGCCCTGAAGTTGCCTCGATCTTCGAGACAGCAACAGCAGGCTTCGCACCAGCACCTAGCGAAACATTTACTAGCAGCCTGGGCATCCAGTATGTTGGTACAGTGAACAATAGGTGGCGTCTGTACAAAGACCCTCTGTTCCCATCCAACCAGATTTTGATGGGTTACAAGGGCGATAGCTACATGGATAGCGGTTACTTCTACTGCCCATACGTTCCGCTGACACAGACACCTGTGGTCCTCGACCCAGAATCGTTCTGTCCTCGTAAGGGAATTTTGACGAGATATGGAAAAAAATTATTGCGTGAGGGTGCTAAATTCTACGCACGCATGTCGATTGCGAATTTCGTGATCTAGTTTTTACGCTGCTATAAAAAGAAATCGTAAAAAAGAAACCTACCGACACTATGTCGGTAGGTTTCTTATTGGTTTTTACAAACGTAGCTGCGAAGAAGTGCTTCTTTCGTGTCCACGTTTAGCGACTTGAGGTAAACTTCGTCCCACACCAGGAACACCCCGCCCTCATCCCTCGCAAGTTCCTTGCCTCGATTTTCCTTCGCTATATTGATCTCGTCTGTCCTCTTAAAACCCGGCTTCACTTCGACAAAGTAAAGTTTTTCGTCACCAATGTATTTGACTAGAAAATCTAGCACATATCTATGGGTTTTTCCCAGGTAGACATAATCAATCCCGAACGGCTCGAAATCATACCACTCGACTGATTGATTTTCGCTTAGGTGGATGTGAGCGATCAATTCCAGATGCGATCTGAAATAAGGGTTCGTTTTCCTGCATTTGCCTGCCGGATGAGAAATCCATCCTGTTATGTGTCCTTGATTCCATCGTCCTCCAGCCCACTTTCCCGACGTAATTAAGTCGATCATCGTTTTGCTTTGCTTCTGATTCCACTCTTCTGGCCTTGTAATGCCTTTTGCCCAAGGATTTGCGTAGCTTTCAGCGAGCCATGTTGTGCAGTTCTGGCGTAGATAATCTTTCATTTCTGGTAGTTGGTTGTAGTGTTCAACTCCATATTTCTCCAGAGTGGTGATTGCTCCTTTAACTCGGACTTCAGGCAAGCTCAAAGGATTATCTACTCCATACCGTTCTTGACAAGTTTGTCGCATTTTCTCCTGGATTTTTTCAGATTGAAGAGGAAAGTCTACGCCATATTTTTCTTGCATAGCTTCATTAAGTCGCCGTATGCCTTCATCGGTTTTCATGATATGGTCGGCCCCATATCGCTTCACAGAAGTTTCCCGTCGTTTGTTGACAATTTTCTGCGTAGATTCCTCAGTACCGAACATCTTTTCAACCCGTTCAGCGATCTTTTCCGGTGTATTGATCGGCATGGCAGTGCCATATTTTGCGATATTGGTTTTCTCAATTTTATCTCGAACCTCTTTGCGATTAGCGGGGTTATTCGCTGCCATTTGACATGAACGGCAAATATGCTTGCCGCCATGTGCATCAGCATTCTTTTGAGCAACGCTGTATATTGGCGTAGACTCCGTTCCGCACAATTTGAACCCGCCGTTACAATCGTACTTGATCCGCACCCGTTGTCCAGGTAGTAGATTCGCAGGAATCTTTTCGATGTACATATTTGCTCCTTGTACGGGTCAAAAAAGTTTTCAAAAATAAAATAAAAACCCGTAGTCGTTTCCAACTACGGGTTTTTCGTTGCATCGACCTAGTCGAGATCAGTTGGTTTTCTTAAACCAATCAGGACGCATTTTGCGAATCTCCGCATCAAACTCAGGATCATATCCTTGACTGTTGAATACAGCTTTTGAGAGCGGTCGTGGCTCGCCATTACGAGCCATTTCCATAAGTTGTTGCTTCTTCGCCTTTGCTTCGTCACTCATCGCTACATTATCCAAATCAGATAATTAAGTAACCACTACGCATCATACCAAAAGATTATTGAGTGTCAACTCCTGAACCAATCAGACCGCAGTTTTCGAATTTCTTTGTCGAAGTCTGGGTCGTAAGAACCACCTTGATTAGTATAATGAGTTAAAACCTTTCCTAATTCTCCCGTCTTTTGACTGGGTCTTAGTTCACCATTCTTTGCCATGTCCAGAAGTTGTTGTTTCTTCTGGTCAGCAATATCAGATGTTAATACAAACCAATCAGGTCTTAAATTTCTGATTTCCTTATCAAATTCTGGATTATAACAGCCATTTTTTAGACTTGTATAAGAAGACAACATGCCTCCTAATTCATGTTTTTTATTATTTGGTCTTGGTTCACCATTTTTAGCCATTTCCAATAGTTGTTGTTTAGCAATATTAGATGTTGAGATAAACCAATCAGGTCTGAGATTGCGAATCTCTGCGGCAAATTTAGGATCGTAACATTTTGATACAGTACAAATGTAATTATTAAACACCGATCCCAATTTAGTTTTTCTCTTTGGTTTTGGCTCACAGTTTCTCGCCATTTCCAGAAGTTGTTGTTTCTTCTCGCTTGCAACATCGAACTGAGATATAAACCAATCAGGTCTAAGTTCACGGACTTCCTTGTCAAATTCTGGATTATAACAGCCATTTTTTGGATTAGTATAAGAAGACAACGTGCTTCCTAATTCATGTTTTTTATCATTTGGTCTTGGTTCACCGTTTCTCGCCATTTCCAGAAGTTGTTGTTTAGCAATATTAGATGTTGAGATAAACCAATCAGGTCTAAGCCTACGAATTTCTGCATTAAATTCAGGATCAGATCTCATGTAATGATTAAACGCAATTCCTAATTCATGTTTTTTATCATTTGGTCTTGGTTCACCATTCTTTGCCATTTCCAGAAGTTGTTGTTTTTTATCGCTTGCAACATCGAACTGAGATATAAACCAATCAGGTCTGAGATTGCGAATCTCTGTGGAAAAATTAGAATCGTAACATGGGTTTTTTGGATTAGTATAAATTCTCAAAAAAATTCCCAAGTTATGCGTCCGTACTTTTGGTATTGGATGTTCTTTACGAGCCATTTCCAAAAGTCGCTGTTTCTTCTGTACGGAATTATCAAACCAATCAGGTCTAAGTTCACGGATTTCTGCGTCAAACACATCATCATAACAGCCACCTTTAAGGCGTATATAGTTGCGAAAAACCGATCCCAATTTAGTTTTTTTCTTTGGTTTTGGCTCTCCGTTTCTCGCCATTTCCAGAAGTTGTTGTTTATTCTGGTCAGATTGAGTTAAGCAGAACTTCTCCCAGCCGTCAATTGATTCTAAGAGTTGTAATTGCCATGTTTTGAGTGTCATTTTATTTTTCTGAACCAATCAGACCGCAGTTTTCGAATTTTTTTGT